TAAGTGTAGAGTACAATGGTGCAAGACGAGACGGTGTTATTAAACGCATTGATCAAATTGTTATTAGTACACAGCACACTGAAGGCAATGTAGAAGAAGCAAGGCATTTATGTAAACTTGCGGCAATAGAAGAGTTAGGAGACTTAATTGATAGCGATACTGTATGGCATCTTAATCCTACTGGCAATTTTGTTATTGGTGGTCCTGATGGTGACTCCGGAGTTACTGGGAGAAAGATTATTGTCGATACTTATGGGGGTTTTGCTCCTCACGGGGGCGGTGCTTTTAGTGGCAAAGATCCTACTAAAGTAGATCGTAGTGCAGCTTATATGGCCCGTTGGTTAGCTAAGAACGTAGTAGCAGATGAAATGGCAGACTGGTGTAATATACAACTAAGTTATGCTATTGGTATTAAAGAACCAACAAGCATTTATATTGATTCGAACGGACACAATCGTTCGATAGCTAACTTTATTGAGCGTGAAATTGATTTAACACCAAAAGGAATCATTGACAGATTCGATCTTTTCATGTATAATAACTATAGTGATAATTGTACTTACGGACACTTTGGAGATAAAGATGTACCGTGGGAAAGAATAGGATGGTAAATATGAAATGGTTAGACAAACTAACAGGTAAGAAAGAGGAAGTAGCTGAAGAAGTAGCTATTGAAAAGACCTCCGAAGAGGTTCGTCGAGAAGCACTTGCTTTTGAAAAAGAAGAGGCTACACTAAAAGGCGAAGCATGGATTGGTGTATTAGATACACAAGTTAATCCAGCTGATATTAAGAATGGTTTCTTTGAACTTGATTGGAATAATGAGTTTATTGAACAACTTATGGATGCTGGTTACATTGGCGAGTCACAAGAACAGATTGTCGACGTTTGGTTTAGAACTGTTGCTAATGCTGTTTTGGAAGAAGACGGGGTTGACAAAGATGTCAAGACCGGTTATATTAATACTAGTAAACTTAACGATAAACAAAGCGAAGTGAAATAATGACATATATTCTAGTAGACACAGCAAATACTTTCTTTAGAGCCCGGCATGTTGTACGTGGCGATATTGATACTAAGGTGGGCATGGCATTCCACATTTTATTGAATAGCGTAAAGAAAGCATGGAATGACTTCGATGGTAGTCATGTTGTGTTCTGCTTAGAAGGACGCAGTTGGCGCAAAGACTATTACGAGCCTTACAAGCGTAACAGGCAAGTAGCACGTGATAAACTTACTGTAACTGAAAGTGAAGAAGACAAGATCTTTTGGGAGATGTTTGACGAACTTAAAGACTTCCTTGCTACAAAGACTAATTGCACAGTTATGCAACATCCGCAACTAGAAGCAGATGATCTTATTGCAGGTTGGGTACAAGCACACCCTGATGATCATTGCGTTATTATTAGTACAGACGGTGACTTTGCACAACTTGTTGGTCCTAACTGTACGCAGTACAATGGCGTTAGTAATACTATTATTGCACACGACGGCTACTTTGATGATAAGAAGCGTGAGCCTATTATTGATAAGAAGACTGGCGAAGCAAAGCCTGCACCGCAACCCGACTTTATGTTGTTTGAAAAGTGCATGCGTGGTGACACTAGTGATAATGTGTTTAGTGCTTACCCTGGTGTGCGCAAAAAAGGTACTAAGAATAAGATTGGTCTTATTGAAGCTTATGAAGACAAAGACAACAAAGGCTTTAACTGGAATAACATGATGCTACAACGTTGGACCGATCATGAAGGTGTAGAGCATCGTGTACTTGATGACTACAATCGTAACGTAGTACTATGTGACTTGACTGCACAGCCTGGTAACATTAGAAGTATTATTAACGATAACATTGAAGACGCAATAGAGAATCCTAAAGAAATTACACAAGTAGGCATGCGTCTTATGAAGTTCTGTGCAAAACATGACATGCAAAGGATTGCAGATAACGTGCAACTATATGCAGACCCGCTTAATGCGAGGTACAAATAATGGAGGCTAATATGACAATTAAGGCAAAACCTATTTTAAAGAATAAATTTTGGATCATTGAATCCGATGGAGAGAGAATTGGTACTCTTTCTAAGCAAGACGACAAACGGTATATGTACAGTTGCACAACTGGAACAGAATACTTTGATGATACAAAATCATTTAACAGTTACATTGGTGGTGCAAGCTGGGACAAAGGAACTATCTCAGATGGTAGTAACACTGTAAAAGAAATACACGGTTTTTCTACGTCTAGTACACCTTACAATGTGATGTATAATGTGCAAAAGAAACTTCCGCTATTTACAAAAAGTCAAAAATCTAAAAGTTTGTATGCGGCTGGATACTATATTATTAAGTTTGACAAAGGTTGGGTTAGAAGCTTTTGCCCTAAGCTAGTTACGCTTGAAAAGTATAATTCTAAAGGGCCCTTTAAAACTGAATTCACAATGAGACAGGAATTATCAGATGCAAACAAACGATCCAATTAATACTATTCCGCTTCAGCAGTTTATGCAAGTTGTAAAAACTGCTGATGCCAGTAATCAAAAAGAGATTAAGATTCCTATTACACAAGCAAAAGCTCTTGCCTTTGCGTTAGGCACTGTAATGGCTAATCATCAAGGGCGATTAGAAAAACTCATTATTGATAATAAGTCTAGCAGTGATGACGAAGTAGTTACAGTACAACTAGACGGTGGAAATAGTTGGAAATAAACAGATAGTTTTTCTATCTAAAAGGATAAATATATGCGTAGTTAATTAAAAGGAATTACGCATCATGAGTAGACCAAAGCCAACAATTATATTAGAAAATATTGATAAAGCATCATACAAGTGCGAGCAAGTATTACAAGCAGAAGCTATCTGGGCAGTATTTTATAAAACTAAGCCTTTCAATTTAAAAACTTCTAACGCTATTACAAACTACCCTGGGCCAAAGTACAAAAAAGTATCTTTTTCAAATCCCGGCCATGCACACAATCTATCTAAAAAGTTAAACGAAATGTTTAAAACTACGGACTTTGCTGTATACAAACTTACACAAGGCGAAGTAGTTACAGAAGAATGAACTGGAAAGAAACCTATACTAAGATCTTTCTAAAGCAAGCTGACATTGCCCTTAGTAATCCTAACATTAAACAATACATGTCTGATTGGTGGAAAAATACTAGAGGCAAATCTGCAGGAGGCTTGCGTCTTACTGATGAAGGGTTTGACTTCTTACAAGAACGACTGGACATTCAAGTATACGAAGTACCGTTTCCAAAAGATTTCAAATTTACTACACAAACATATATCTTTTTAGACCAATTTATTTCATGCCCGTACTATCTAACTACAAATAGTATCTGGGTTACGGACGAAAGAAAGAGCATGGAATTACATTTGTTTAGTGGCGATCTACGCAAGTACGGACTAACAAAGGCCATGAAAAGACACGAAGAATAGTGTCTTAAACGACCTTATACGCTACATAATTTCATTCGCTGGTAAGAGCTTACAAACACCCCAATAACACGTTAAACGCAGTTTAAGAGCCAGTTAGGAGCAATTATCATGCATTTGCGGCGCCTGTCGTTATGATACAAATACACCCAGCAAAAAAATAAAACGTAAAATAAATTAAAAAAAGGCAAAAAAGAGCTTGACATTGCCTCCATCTTTTGCTATAATATATACATACTTAGACAGTATGGCACTGATAGAAACTAAAGAGGAATACAAAATGGATAACATTACATTACGCACAGTTAGTCCAAATGGCGCAAAGAAAAGCATTAGGCGAGCGTTTAAGAAAAAACGCCCTTTGTTTCTTTGGGGACCTCCGGGCATTGGTAAGTCTGATATTATTGGGCAAATTACTAAAGATCTTTCTAATTCACACTTAATTGATATTCGACTATCACTTTGGGAACCTACAGACATTAAAGGTATTCCATACTTTGATAGTAACACAGGCACAATGGTTTGGGCACCTCCGTCAGAACTTCCAACAGAAGAGTTTGCGGCTGGCTTCGATAACATTGTACTTTTCCTAGACGAAATGAACTCGGCGGCTCCAGCAGTACAAGCGGCGGCTTACCAGTTAATTCTTAATCGTCGTGTAGGACAATACAAGCTACCAGACAACGTTCTTATTGTTGCGGCAGGTAACAGAGAATCAGACAAAGGTGTTACATATAGAATGCCTGCTCCGTTATCCAATCGCTTTGTTCACTTAGAATTAGCAGTTGATTTCCAAGACTGGTTACAGTGGGCAACTGATAACAAAATACATTCAGACGTTGTTGGTTACTTAACATTTGCAAAGAAAGACTTATATGACTTTGATCCAAGAAGCCCGAGTCGTTCTTTTGCAACACCCCGTTCATGGACGTTTGTTTCCGAGTTAATCGAAGACAATGACGACGATGAAACTACCACTACTGATTTAGTTAGTGGTTCTGTAGGCGAAGGACTAGCAGTTAAGTTTATGGCGCATCGTAAGATTGCTTCAAAACTTCCTAACCCAACTGACATACTTGAAGGTAAGGTTATGGAGATTGAGACTAGAGAAATCAGTGCCATGTATTCCTTAACAGTCTCATTATGCTATGAACTTAAAGATGCTTGCGACAAAGGCGATAAGAAGTTTGACGATAAAGTTAACAACTTCCTGCGCTTTGCAATGGACAACTTTGATACTGAGTTAGTTGTTATGGGTATTAAACTCGCACTAACACAATACAACTTGCCCATTGATCCAGACGAAGTGGATTGCTTTGATGAATTCCACGAAAAGTATGGTAAGTATATCCAAGCCGCACAGAGCGCATAAGCGCAAGAGTTTGGGCGTTCTCTTCCAAAAACGTCCAATTTGTCTTGACATTTACTATTAAATATAGTATAATATAAGAACAATAAAGCAATAAGGAATACACATTATGGGCATTGACATTAAGACTTTTACAGCAGATCCGGATATTACACCCGAAGCATTAGCTGAAATGCGTGTAGAAGTTGCAGATCGTATTATCATTGCACGAGTAGGACTACTATTACGTCACCCGTTTTTTGGTAATATGGCAACTAGACTTATTGTTAAAAACTGTGATGACTGGTGTCCTACTGCGGCAACAGACGGACGTCACTTGTATTACAATACACAATTCTTTAATGCAATGTCTAACAAAGAAATTGAATTTGTAATTGCACACGAAATTTTACATTGCGTATTTGATCACCTAGGACGTCGTGAAGATCGTAATCCTATACTGTACAACATTGCGGCAGACTACATTGTTAACAATACACTAATGCGTGATCGTATTGGTGAAATGGTTAAAATTGTAAGTTGCTACCAAGACTTTA